CCTTCACCTTCACCTTCACCTTCACAGAATCCCCCTGTAGTCCCCCTCGGGGACGAGATGGAATCTCTTGCGCCCATAGTTGAAATGCCTCAAGACAAAACCCCATATAAAGCCATCGCCGATTCTTACAACGAGATTTGCACAGCTTTCCCTAAGGTTGAGGAATTAACCGACAGCCGCAAACGAGCGATTAAGGCCCGATATAAGAAAAAGCCGGATCTGGATATATTCAAAAAGCTGTTTATTCTTGCACAGCAATCAGAATTTTTGACAGGCGGCAACGACAGAAATTGGACAGCTGATTTTGACTGGCTGCTGAAAGAAAACAACATGGCAAAGGTGTTGGAAGGCCGGTATAACAGAGGGTCACCTGGAAAAACGGAGCAGCAACTGAAAGGAGGTCGTGATAATGGCAACGTTAGCAGTGGCCGAGGATGGATTAATCGCGATAAGAGCAATATCCCTGTCATACGAGGAGGAAGCGTTAGCCAGGCAACAAACGTATCGATGTGAGCGCTGCGGTCAGGAGGTTTCACCGTTTTATATGCCACTGGAGGAGATATTGGGTAAAAGCTTCATTGTGTCGAGAATGTGCCCATGCGAACAGAGGTATCAGGCGAAAATGGAGCAGGAGAGAAAGTGTGATTATCAAAAAGCTGTTGCTAATAAAATCTTCGCCGACTCCATGATGTCTGCCCGGTTCAAGAGCTCGTCGTTCGAACAATGGGAACGTGCCCCCGGAACAGAAAGGATGTTCAAAGAAGCCGTACATGTAGTTAACAACTTCAACAAGCGAAAATTAGAGGGTGATGGGTTAATATTGTGCGGCCCTTCCGGAATAGGCAAAACGCATCTTTTGGCAGCAGCTGCTAACACTCTGCTCAAACTGAAATTCAAGGTCGTATTTGTTAACGTGCCGGATTTGTTACGAAAAATACGGGCTACATACAGCCGGAACTCAAATGCGAATGAAGGAGATATTTTTAAACAGCTCCTAAGTAGCGATATGGTAATACTTGATGACCTTGGGGCAGAGAGGATAACAGACTGGGTAGAAGAGACTTTGTATGTTTTAATCAACGGGCTGTACACCAAAAAAGCAATCATAATGGCCAGTACGAACATGCAGATGATGGACCTTGGTGACCAGATTGGCGAGAGAAGCTCAGACCGTATTATTCAAATGTGCCGGATAGTAGAATGTGATGTTCCCAGTTACCGGCAAGAGTTGGCAAGGAGGAAAGCCCAAGAGGTTCTTTTTGGAACCGAGATTGACTTCAAACCGGGAGATTTACCGTTTGAAACAGAAGGAGACAAGGGGTTATGATAACGGATCAGGATATGGACGATCAGTTCAAAAACCCAATATTGCAGATCAACATCGAAACCGGAGAGGGATACTGCAGGATTGATGAACTCTGGAAAAAAGAAGGCGTAATCATCATTGATGAAGCAGTCAGTACAAAGAAAAAGAGTGAGGGGGATAAGGTGTGGAAGAGCTACGAAAAGGCGATTGGCTAGAGACATATACAGGACGTAAATTTTGGCCGTTGGATCCATGTTGCACAGAGGTTGATATTACAGATATTGCTCACGCTCTTTCGATGCAATGCCGATTTGGGGGGCATTGCAAGATATTCTACTCTGTAGCCGAACACAGCATACTGGTATCCAAGGAGATTAAAGCGCGTGGGCATAACTACAAGCTGCAACTGTACGGATTGCTGCATGATGCTGCGGAAGCCTATATTTGTGATTTGCCCAGGCCAATCAAACGACAAATAGGCATATACAATGACATTGAAAGCCGGGTTCAGGCGGTTATTCTTAATCATTTGGGCCTGCCCCCAATGACCAGAGAGGAAATCGAGATTGTCAAAGAAGTGGATGATTTAATCTTAGGCCATGAGGCCAATCACATCATGGAGAACACTGACGGTTGGGGGGACAGATATATTAATTCACCAACTCATATATTCTTAAGCTTTGGTATGCGTCCCCAAGATTCCAAATCGCTTTTCCTGGCTTTATTCAAGCATTACACAAAAATACTGAAAGTCAGTTGAAGGTGGGGAGTGGGAATGCCTCTTAGGTTTAAAATATCAATGTCAGATCATGCATGGGAAAGATGGCACGCCCACTCCTTACATGGGAAGCCGGTTAAAACCATCACCGGGCGGTTATATGACAAACTTAGAATGGGAGCTCTATTAGATAAAGACGGAGCTGTCCATGTCTTCATTGGACAAGAGGCCTATGCGGTATGTTGCCCGGTAGTCGGCGGATGGAAAGTAATCACTATCTATATACCTGGGATACATATTGAGAGTGCGTGATTAAGGTTGAGGAGGTGTGATCTGATGAGGTTAATAAGGGAGTACCGAGCATCTCTTAAAAAAGTCAACCAAGCTAGACTGATAGCAAAAGAAGATTGGGATAAAAAGCAATTGGGGAGCTGTGCTGATAGCCTGTCGTTTTCAATTGAATATATGGAAAAAGGTCGGATGCCCGGTAACAGACGCGCTATTACAAGAAGAAGTGGAACTCAACGAGAGACACCTGTTAGCCCCGATAATATTAACTTCATCAAAGCAGTTGTGCTGCAGCGAAAAACGCTAGACACTTTAACTGATCAACAAAAAGAGCTCCTCGATGATTTATTAGCCATTCTGACCAAAAATGAAAAAGAGGCCTTTACCCTAGTCCGTGGATCAGGATATTCATTTAGTGAAGCAGCAGAGTTAATGGGTGTAGCAAAGGGAACTATTCAGACGTGGATTTGCAGAGCTGAAAATAAATTCCAGTCAGTTACACATAAAGGAACTAGAGATGAGGTAATAATTGATAAACCTCTACAACGAATAATGATATTTTAAGACAAACTAATTGATGGCTAACAACCATCAATTTTTATTTTTAGGTTGCTAACTTAATCCCCTTGACACAAAGCAATGGGAAGCATACAATAAAAGCAGTAGGAAGCAACAGGAATCACAAAGGGGGTGAATTATGGACGATAAATTATTAACCGAGAAAGACCTTTGCGAATGGCTTCAAGTCGTAAGGTCTACTGTTTGGAAATGGAGACAGGATGGACTTCCCTATATTAAGGTTGGTAAAGCAGTGAGGTTTGACAAAAAAGAAGTGCTTAAATGGTTAAAAGAAAATGGTAAAAAATGAAAGGAAGCCCGCTCCCCGAACAAGAGTTACGGACTTCCTAAACAACAAACCCCTGAGGGTATTGCAGGTTTAGTATAGCATACTCAATGGGGTAAATAAAAGGAGATGTGTAGTATGCTAAAGAACTTTGGACAAGCATTTAATGATTTTATTTCCGATAGAACAACACATATTGGGGATAATGTTCTTATTTATGAAAAGGAATACATCGAAATGAGTGACAAGTTGACCCTTCTTTATAAAAGCATAAAAGAATTACTTCCGGATGGCTCTAAACACCTTATAGATGAATATGAATGTACAGCTAACTGTCAGTTGGTTGTTACAGAAGAAGTAGTATACCAACAAGGCTTAAAGGATGGAATTGAGCTAAAAAATATCCTGCGGTTGTGCAATTAATTATCTAGGAAGGTGGAATTACTTATGAAGAATAGATATGAAACTCGTGGAGAAGTAACTGTAATATTTTTTAAAAGAAATGACGGAACTTATTTAGAAACATTAATTGATACAGAGGATTTGCCAAAAGTACAGTCGTTAGAGCATAGTTGGTGTGCCTACTTTCATAAACATACACAATCAGCCTATGTTAGAGGTTATTCACCTGGAAAGCGAGTAATGCTTCATAGGTTAATTATAGATGCTCCGACCGATTATGTAGTAGATCATATTAACCATGACACTCTTGATAACCGTAAAGCAAATTTAAGGGTAGTTGACACTGCTACTAATTCCCAAAATAGAAGAGGGGCAATGGAAAGGAGTAAGACCGGGATTAGAAATGTACATTGGGATAAAAGTAAAACTAAATGGAGAGTTGAACTCAGGGCAAATTGTAGAAGAATTTATGTAGCATACAGCGATGATATTGTAAAAGCTGAGAAATTGGCTATAGAAGCAAGAGAAAAATATTTATAAGAAATAAAATGACATGGATGTAATACGATTGCCACCTATATATAGAGAGCTTTTTGCAAAGATTATCCTAAATATCTTTACGTGAAAGCAAAGATGGACAGTTCAAAATTAGCAAACTGAAATAGCTGTTCCTGGAGGGGCGGCTATTTTCGATGGCGGGTGGAACAATGAATACCGTTGAACCAATAAGAGACATAAATCAGGTGTATGATATAGCTGATTTTCTTGAAGCAAAAAGAGAACGTGACTATGTTATGTTTATGGTCGGCATTTATTCCGGCTTAAGAATATCAGATATTCTTAAGCTGACTGTTAGAGATGTAAGGGATAGGATGGGCAATATAAAAGACCATGTTTACATAAGAGAAAAAAAAACAGGCAAAGAAAAAAGGTTCATCATTAATAATGAGCTGCAAGCTATACTTAGTAAATATGTTTATAAAAAGATGGACCACGAACATCTCTTTAAATCAAGGGTAGGTTATAACAGGCCAATAGTCAGAGAACAGGCCTATTTAATATTAAGACAAGCAGCCATTAAATTTGGGTTAGAGAATATTGGATGCCATACATTACGGAAAACCTTTGGGTACCATCTGTATCAAGCAACACACGATATAGTCGCGATTCAATTAATACTTGGGCATAGGAACGAGTCGGACACCAGGCGCTATATTGGTATTGATCAGGAGAGAAAGGATAATATCGTAAAGAATCTCAGCTTCAAAAGAAAGAGGTCGGCCTGACTCTTATGTGCGCAACTTAATTCAAATGTAACCTGTAATGTTCGAGGGCATATATTTGGGGATATTATTAGAAGGAAAGTTTTATAATGAATACAACAGAATAATAAGATATGTTAAGTTGATTATGACTATATGTGTAAGATGTGTATATAAAAGGGAGTAAGACGCACCTTATATAACAACCTGTATATATTATGGGTCCTTCCGGAGGGGTAGGGGGACGCGCGGGTCTAGCGAGGCCCGGGAATCCCCTCAGTATAAAAATTTTAAAATGGGTTACATGGAACTAATGGGGAGTCGAATATGGAAAAGGTAAAAATAATTAATGACAAGATTTGTTTCACGACCGCAACCCTCTGTGAAATTTTAAATGTTAAAAGGACAACTCTGAAGAGATGGGCCGATGATGGCTGCCCGAAAGAATCTGTCGGGTGGTGGCCGATTGCAGAAGTGCTCAGATGGAAAGGCCTGGTCGGAGCTGATGGAGTAAACTCAGGTGAAAAGCGAGAAAAGATGGGATATAATCAGCAAAAGCTATTCTTTGAAATGAAGTACAAAGAAGCCCAGGCTGAGAATATGAGTTTTAAGAACGAGATAGACAAGGGCGTCTACATACGACGGGATGAAGTTACGGCTGAACTTAGTCGTTTTTTTATTACCCTGAAAAGATCCATCGGTGGCCTTAGCCGAAAGTTAGCAAATGAAATATCTTGTTTTGTGGATCCTACGAGCAGCAGGCGGATAGAGAAACAACTGGAGGAAGTGTTAAGGGAGGCTCTGTATCAATTGTCAGTAGATGGTGTATATGAAGCTCCGAAAGAAAAGAAAGTCAAGGGTTGATTGGCCCGGGTGGTTATCAGGTCCACTAAAAGTTCTTCGTCCGCCAGAACGTATTACTGTAAGTGAGTGGGCAGATAAAAACCGGGTATTGGATAGTAAGACATCAGCTGAACCTGGGGTTTGGCGTACAACACGAACACCATATCTTCAAGGGATAATGGATGCTTTTAATGATCCTGATATTGAAGAAATTATATTCGTAAAATCAACACAGGTAGGGGGCACCGAGTGCCTTAATAATATCCTTGGCTATGTTATTGCCCAGGATCCTAGCCCGTCCCTGTTTGTATATCCTACGTTAGACCTTGCTGAATACACGAGTAAAAACAGGTTAAGACCAATGATAGAACTTAGCCTTGCCGTAAGAGAAAGATATTTGCCCGGCGAAAGTAAATTATTAGAGCTACAATTTGACGGTATGTATGTGGTGCTGTCTGGTGCTAATTCTCCTGCGTCTTTAGCAGCAAGGCCTATACGTTATCTGTTTATGGATGAAGTGGATAAGTTCCCTGCTTGTGCAGGGAAAGAAGCAGATCCACGGAGCCTTGCCAGAGAGAGAACAAAGACTTTCGCTCATAATAAGAAGATAATACAGGCGTCTACCCCAACCAGAAAAAGAGGTCCAATCTGGCAAGAGTGGGAGAACGCAGACGATAAGCGTCGTTATTATGTTCCATGCCCGCATTGCGGTCATTATCAGACGCTGAGATTTAAACAGATTAAGTGGCCAGAAACAGCAAAAAAGCCAGATGAAGCACAACGGACAGCCTATTATGAATGTGAACAATGTCACGGCATTATTACTGATGGTCATAAATTGGGGATGACGCGAGACGGTGAGTGGAGGTCAGAGAAGAAAAGCGGATCAAGAAAAACTGCCTATCACATCAATGCTCTATATTCACCGTGGATTAGGTTTGGAGATGTGGCTTATGAGTTCTTGAGGTCAAAAGATTTCCCGGACCTTTTGATGAACTTTATAAATTCGTGGTTGGCCGAGCCGTGGGAGCAGACAGAGGTTAAGATGAGTTCTGATATTGTCCTGGAACGGCAAAGCGAATACGAGGAAGGAATAGTCCCTGATGGCACCCTGCTTATTACAGCTGGCGTTGACGTTCAGAAGGACTATTTTTATTACACGATACGCGCCTGGGGAGCATCGATGACCAGTTGGAACATTGCTCATGGAATTGCCGAGACCTGGGATCAGGTTGAGTATATTATGAACTCGCCGTTCAGAGATAAACGCGGCCAGGAATATTTAATTAATTTAGCAGCTGTTGACTCCGGTGATAGGACAGATGAGGTTTATGATTTCATTGTCATTAACCAGGAATGGGCTGTACCGGTAAAAGGAAGTTCTAACCCTCTGTTGTCGCGGTACAAGATGAGCACCATTGATAAAACAGAGAGCAAGGCTCACGGTATGAGGCTCTATCTTGTTGACGGAGATCAATATAAAGACATGATTGCCGGGCGCTTAAACAGGCCAAACGGTCCGGGTTCCTGGATGGTATACATGGGATGCGACAGGGACTATGCCGAGCAGATATGTGCTGAAGAAAAGGTTGTTGAAAAGAAGGGCGGTCGCGAGGTAGACGTGTGGAGGCCAAAGAGCAGCCATGCAGCTAACCACTACCTTGATGCGGAAGTATACGCAGCTCTCGCAGCAGATTTGCTCCACGTAAGATATTTGCAGATTGGTGAGGGGCAGTCGCAAGCTAAGCAGACACCCACAGCCCCGAGTGATAATAACTTTATTAAGACTGGCAACTCCTGGTTGAACCAGAAAGGTGGTTGGATTAAATGACGACTCAAGAACAAAAGCCAATGATAACTAGAAAGACATGGGAAGAATTTAGAGCAATAGGAATGTTGTGGTGGATAAATACTATTCTTCATATGTTTGGGTGGGCAATTGTGGTTAATGTTGAAAAAGAGACCGGAAAAATATCTGATGTTTATCCAGCACGTGTTCGTTTTAGGGGATTTAGCGAGAAGGATCTTTCGGAAGGATATCGTAAGGTAACAGATTTTTTAAAAGAAAACATCCTGACTCTTTCAGAAGAGGCAAATGAATAGAATCTGAGGTGAGCATAATGACGACTCAAGAACAAATAGAGCAGATTAATGACGCAATAACAGCTATTGAGGGCGGCGCACAGGAATATCAAATTGGCAGCAGGAGAATAGCGAGGCCCAATATTTTTAATTTATACAGGGAGCGCCAGAGGCTTGAAGAGAAATTATTGCAGGAACAGAATAGTGGCGTATTTGTAGCCGTTTTTGATCGGAGGTGATGAATTTGAATTTGAATGTGCTCGATAGGTTTATAGGCTACGTAAGTCCCAGCTGGGCATATAGACGCGAATCGTGGCGCCTGGCCATGAGAAGTTTTTACGATTCAGGTAACATGGATCGGTTAAACTCCGGTTGGACACCTGTTAATACCTCAGCGGAGCAAACAGACCAAAGCCAAAGGGATATCATTCGCGCAAGAGCCAGGGATCTTGAGCGTAACAGCGACATAGCAGAGGCCATTATAGGACCATTTGAACGCAACGTTGTTGGTACCGGTATAAAAGTACAGGCGAAAATTATTAAAAATGACGGTACTGAGAATGATGAACTCAACCATGAAATAGAAGAGTTATGGTCTGAATGGTGTCGGGCTAGAAATTGTGATGTGACCGGGCAACAGTCGTTCGATGAGATGCAGCAGATGGCTATTCGTCGATTACGAGTAGACGGTGGGCTTCTTTTTGTAAAGGCATACACAAAGGATGGCCTTGTGCCTTTAAGTCTGCAGGCCAGAGAGGTTGATGATCTCGACAATTCGTTAAATATGCCCTTTAGGGTTGGCGGCAAGAGAGTTGCCGGCGGAATTGAATTTGACCAATATAATAAACCAATAGCCTATTGGTTGAAACAATATACTCCTGATGGGTTCTGGACAGGAAAATCCGATCGAATTGAAGCAAAAAATATCATATTTCTCTGGAAAAAGACTAGGCCAACGCAGATAAGAGAGATATCTCCACTTGCAAAAACGCTACCAAGAGTCAGAGATGTTAATGAATTCATGGAGGCTGTATCTGTAAAAGAAA